ATATGCCATTTTACCCTCCGTTATTAACTCATGGCAATCTACGACGATGTGAAGATCACTATCAACCTTAATGAGTTGGTAGAAATTAGAGCAAAATTATTAACCCAATACGAAAATTATGCAAGTAAGATAGTAGAGGGTGAGTATCTTGATGAGAATGATGTGGATAGAATCGCATCTGGATTGAGAGATACCTTAACTTGGGATACTTTATACAGTATGGTTGATGAGGCCGTATTAGAATACTTAGATCTAAATGAAAAGAATCCAAGTACAACTGTTGAATCTCTTGACATAACAATAGAGAAGGAAAAGAAAGAAAGAGAAAAAGAATTTAAGAAAAACTTTGAGATGGTTAAACTAGAATCATCAGCATGGACTCTTGACGTACCAATGAGGAAAATAAAATGAATGAAGGAGATTTAGTAACCGAACTACTACAAATTACTGCTGCGTTGGGTGGTAGAATGGAAAGATGGGACACATATGATAGTAAAGGTACTGTTGGTAAAAAGATTATTATTGAGTATAACGTAACAGAAAAAAAATAAAGCAAACATTAAATGATTAAATAATTACTCAGATGCAAACTAATGACCAACCCATATCCCAAACCACGATGGGATCTAGAAAATGATGTACTTCGACTGGAACAAATGATTATCCTCTACGAACAAGAAATTAAAGAGCTGAAAACAGAAAAAAAAGAATTAGAACATGAAGTAACAATTCTTCGCCGCAGATTAGAGTATTATAAATCTGTAGTAGAAGAAGACTAAATATATTAGATATACTACTATGGTCCTCAAGAATAATGAAAACCCTTAAGGAATTTCTAGAAGAAAGTAGTCTGAGTAGAATAAAATCTAAGTCTGATAAGAGTGGTATAGCAGCACTTTCGGCTGATCGTGGTGACAAATCAAGAAAAGAAAATCAAGCAAGATCACAGCAATTGCAAAAAGATATTCGTGGTAAATTTGGTAGAGGACCAACTAAAGTAAAAGGATCATATTTAGAAAAAGATAAGAAGACAGGAGAGGAAAGAAAGGTAAAGGAGAAAAGTTATGTTATAGATCGTGGTAAGTTGGGTAAAAAGGACTTTAAGAAAAAGGTTAAGAAACTTGGTAAGAAGTATGGGCAGGACTCGGTGTTGACACAAACCAAAAAAACTGGTACACTCCATAGAACCAGGAAAGGAGGATTAGACAAGAAAGGAGAAAATGTGGGTAGGTTCAAACCTCAAGGTAAAAACCCATATGGACAATCTCAAATTAAAGGAAAAACTTTTTCATATGGAGATTAAATGACAAAACCTTATGATGACTCCAATTGGAGAGAAGAGTATAAAGGATATACTTCTAGTAAGTATGAATTAGATCTGCTTGAGAATGGACCCCGTAGCCTTTCGGCTAGCTGGATGATGGGAGCATTATATAACAAGTGGAAAAAAATGAAAGGATATCATAAATTAGATCCAAAGGAGAATGAAGGACAGAACCAAAGCAGTATGAAGGAGTTTTTTGCTAGAACAAAAGATCAAGGCATATGAAATTAAATAAACCATTAATACATGTGAGGTTGGATCAATGCCAGTTTTTTTACTGGGATCCAAAGATAGATCCAAGAGAACCAGCATACGAACTGTCACAACCTCCTTCACCAGGAGGTTTTTTTTATGTATAATAGGTTTATCAAAGCAAATCACTCATGTTTGAAATCAAAATGACTGCAGATGAAATCATTGAAGGTTTGAGAAGTAATTATGGTAAAGAGTTCACTGCTCCTGATGTTCGTGGATTCTGCCGTATGAATGACATTGCTTATCAAACCGTCACCAAAAAAATTAAACAGTTTTCAGTGGGACGTGGTAAATGGAACCTTGAAGTGACTACTAAGGCTGTTCGCAATATTGAAAACTCTTTTAGTGCTCCTTCGGTTCAACCTACTCTCCAGCAAAATCTTGTTCCAGAATCTGATTCTACTTTTGTTAAGTTTGGACCTTTCAATGATGTAAAGAAAGTAATCCAATCCAAACAGTTCTATCCTACATTCATTACTGGACTCTCTGGTAATGGTAAGACCTTTGGTGTAGAGCAAGCATGTGCTGCATTAAAGAGAGAATTGATTCGTGTAAACATTACTATTGAAACTGATGAAGACGATCTTATTGGTGGGTTTCGCCTTGTTGATGGGGCAACAGTTTGGCATAACGGACCTGTCATTGAAGCACTTGAACGAGGAGCAATCTTGTTACTCGATGAGGTTGACTTGGCTAGTAACAAAATCTTATGCCTCCAACCCATACTTGAAGGTAAAGGGTTGTTCCTCAAAAAAATCGGTAAGTTTGTCAGACCTGCGGTAGGGTTTAATGTAATCGCAACTGCTAACACAAAGGGCAAAGGATCCGACGATGGTAGATTCATTGGTACTAATGTACTTAATGAAGCATTCCTTGAGAGATTCCCTGTAACCTTTGAGCAAGACTATCCAGCACCCTCTATAGAGAAGAGAATTCTTGGTGGAGTGGCTTCTAATCTTGGCATTACTGATACTGATTTCCTTGCAAGACTTGTAGATTGGGGTGACATAATCCGTAAAACATTCTATGATGGTGGTATTGAAGAGATCATTAGTACTCGTCGTTTAGTTCACATTGTTCGTGCTTATAGCATCTTCAATGATAAGATGAAAGCAATTCAAGTTTGTGTGAATCGTTTTGATGATGAGACGAAGCAAGCATTCCTTGAATTATATGATAAAGTAGATGCTGATGTAGATCTTGACAAATTAGAGGATAAAATGTATGATTAATGCATGGAGCCTTCTACATGAAGCATACTATGGTACTATGGACAAAACTTACCCTATCAAGGAGAATAATATGACTCCTTGCAAAATTGATACTACGATAACCTCATTAGAGAGTGATGAGTATGATCCTATCTTTACGGTAGGATCAGGAAATACGGCATCCGCTTTTTTTGTGGATTCTACTGACTGGGAAAATATAACGATTGATACTAGCAATTGTCCTGTTACTCTCACTGGATTATCTACGGATCAAATTTATTCTACACCAGAAATCGAAGATCCCATATGTGTATCTGCTAATATGGATGATATTATATTCAATAGTGATTATTATGATACTCTGAATATTAATCTCCCAGATGATTATCCGCCAGCATTTACTGCACTTTCTGATAATGATGATTCAATAGCACATCTTATTGATAAACCAATTTCTTCAGGAATAGAAAATCCTGCAATTAGAAAATATAAAGAAGATGAGTCCATCAAGGCTCTTCAGGATTATATTTCTACCACTTATGGTGGACACTATACTTCTGATAATAATAATGTCCAAACATTGGATCTTATTGAGTCAGTAGGGGATGCAGAATCATTCTGTAGATCAAATGCAATCAAGTATCTAAGTAGATATGATAAGAAGGGACAAGCAAAACGTGATATACTAAAAGCATTACATTATTCACTCCTACTTTATCACTTCAGTGGGCAATTAAATGAAACTAAGACCCGTGGTTATGAAACTTTCTAAGAACACATTAAAAATCCTAGAAAACTTTAAGGATATTAATCAATCTATTCTATTCAAGCAAGGGAATAGACTTCGTACTATTAGTGTTATGAAGAATATTCTTGCTGAAGTAACTATTGAGGAACAGTTACCTAAAGATTTTGGTATCTATGATCTCAGTCAGTTTCTGAATGGTATTGGTAATCTTTATCATGATCCAGAATTAGATTTTGCTAATGAGGGTCATGTGGTTATTAAAGAAGGAAAGATGTGTTCTAAGTACTTCTTTGCAGATCCTAATGTAATTATTACTCCTCCTGAGAAACCAATTACTCTTCCTAGTGAGGAGGTTACTTTTACTCTTAGTACAGAACAGTTGGATAAGTTGCTTAAAGCGGCTGCCATTTATCAATTATCAGATCTTTCTGTAGTTGGTGAAGCAGGAGTAGTAAAAGTTGTAGTAAGAGATAAGAAGAATGATACTTCTAATAGTTTCTCTATTACTGTAGGAGAGACTGATAAAGAGTTCTCATTTAACTTTAAGGTTGAGAATATTAAGATTCTCCCAGGAACTTATGAAGTAGTGGTTTCTCAGAAACTTCTTTCTCGTTTTGTTAATGCAGATAGAGATCTAATATATTACATTGCTCTTGAACCAGATTCTACATTTGGATAATGGAGTATTCTGAAGAAGAACTCGAAGCAGAAAGATGTATTGATGATGACTATAATCTCATTAATCATTATTACCGTGCTAAGAGAATGCATCCTACTATCCCTTTTTATCTTCAAGATGAGAGGGGAGAAACTTTTGAATTTAAGTGGGATTTAATCTATCAGTATATTGGTAAGTTAAATGAGTAAAACTCACAATTATGAAAACCCTTCTGAGTCTCAAGATCTTGGGCACGTAGAAGCACAAGTTACTACAGAAGAGTATCTTGATGAACATGGGTGGCCAACTACTCCACCTATGAGTGATAGAGAGTGTATCTATCGGTGCTTAGAAAATTGTGAGTTACTTGCTGGACTTGATAAGAAACAAGTCCAGAGATTGATGAAGGACTTTAAGACTATGAAAACCCAAATGGTAAGAAACGAGGAGTACCCTGCATTATGAAACGTTGGATTGATTTAAAGCATCCTACACCCTGGCACAAAAATCCAGACGATGAAGATTTTATTCCTTCAGGTCCAGAGTATTATAAAAAAGGAAGTTTCCATAATAAGGTTGGAATGTGGCTTATGTGGATTTTCTTCGGTATTGTTATTGTGCAATTG